TTAACCTAAATACAGTTGCAGTTCCCGGATAGCCTGTTCCACGCTCCGAACAATCACATACTTACTACCCGCCATCTCAACCTGGCGTTGGTATTCCTTTTGCTCTGCAGACTGTTTACCTGTAGATGTCTTGAACTCTAGACAAAGAGAAGCATATCCCTTTTTCGGTATCTGAAGGATTACATCGGCCACTCCACGTTTAACGCCTTGGCGCTTCATATTAGCCGCTTCTATTTTATGCCGGCTGCCACCGTTCGGGACTGCAAAAAGAAGTCGATCCGGCAAATTAGGAAAGAATAAAGGAACCTTATTGAAAAACTCCGACTGAATCCGAGCTTCTTCGTTATCATGGTGTTGCTTTTGTTTTGGAGGGTTCTTTTTATCAGAGTAACAGTTATAGCAGATATGTCCTTCTTCTGTTTTGATCACAGAAACTGTTTCCCGGCCACAGGCTATACATTTTTGCGTTTTCATATCTTAGTTTCATATAAGATATAAAGAACAGAAAGAAAGCCCTCAGGATTACCAAGGACTTTCTTAACTCACTTCTTTCGTGATTTGAGCTATTCCGACTGGTCATTCGGTTTTTCCGAACAACTGATTTTTATTTCGTCGTTGATTCGGAACAAACTATCACTGATAAAATCGTATATCTTATACATTAGTTCCGGTTCTTGCGGAACTGGTTGATAAACATATACCCTCTTTCCTGCACCTTTCATCCATCCTGCCTCTGTATTAGCAGATCGACCACAAGGGAGAACCATTACACATACGTCGGCCCATTTCATACCATTAAAGTCTGATTCAAACCCTTCAATGGCAATATGATGCTTTAATGCGTGTTTATACATTTGGATATCCCATTTTTCCCAGTTCTTATCTATGTCAGACCACGAAAAGCCACCACGCCCATGAGGAGGATTTTTGAAGTCATAAACCTCATGTCCTACATCCCGGAGAAACTTCACAACGTCCTGTTGAAATGAGTTTCTCCAACTACTTGCTACATATATTTTTGCCATATTATTTTTATTTGTTTCTTTGTAAAAAAAATCATATGAAAACACTACTTATCATTTTAGGGATTATTTTAGGTTTAATAGGTACTTTATTATCCATTTTCATACCAATGAAAAAATATAAAGAAGATCCTGCTGTAGTTCGAGACTACCTTCTATACCATGCATGTTCTGAACTTTCAAAAGAAAACAGTATTTCTGTTGAACAGAAGCGTAACTTTGAACATTATGAAAAGAATGTTTGGCCGCATAATAAAAAAATTAAACGCTGGTTCATCTTCGGAATACTATTAATCGTTTTAGCCACTATAATAAGTTTGTGTGTTATTTTTTTATAAGAGTTTATTTATAAAGCCCTTAATATACGGGCAATTACGGTCGAAATCAGACTTGTGTTTACACATCTGGTCATTGTCTTTTGAGAGGTTTGGACAACTTTTCCAGTGCGCCTCAATAGCTTTTCGACGCTCATAGGTAACACCTTCGTTAAAGCCATTGGCAGCGCATCCCAGCAAAGCTGATCGGGGCCAAGTTTTTATCAAATCTTCCTTAATACGATCAACTACTTTATTTGAAGCCAAAAGCCTCGCTTGACCAATTGTTTCTATGATTCGTTATTTTTTAAAATTGAATTTTCTGTTGTAGAACTTCGTCTGCATAAAACTGATCGAAACTCTTGTCGCTTATCCACCAATTGAAGCCAAATTCCGCATCGGTAAAATTGTGATTGATATATCCGGCATCAATGAGTTTTTGAATTGTTTGTACCCATTTCCTACGAACATGAGGAAACCGCTTTATATCTTTCAGCTTTTGTTTTCGGTTTGCCATCGGGCAAAGAATACAACCTATTCGCTTATATCCTTCATCGTACAAAGAACAGTGTTCTATTCCATTTCCATTCAGAAAGCCCCACACATCTCTGTCTGTCCAATGGATAATCGGAGAAACAAGAATCTTGTCCTTACCTTTAACACAAGTAACCATCTTTTCTTTATGCTCAGAAAATTGGTCGAAGTTCCCGCTGAATTTACGGCCGCTAATCTCAATTTCTTCACGTTTGGAACGCTGCACACTTTCAGTTTTACGAATGCCGATCAAGGTAACTTTCCCTGCACCGGACATTTCTTTAAATTCAGCGCAACACCAGCGAAACGTCCTTGTTGGAATAAAGTGCTTCTTTAGAGCCATATCATAAACCGACATCGTTGGCTTTATCAGCTCTACATCCGGATAGTTCTGTTTCACAAACCGAATGACTTCCGGAGGGTCAACAGATGTAAGATTCATGTGAGCCTTAAACTTTACACCAGCCATCTTTGCGATGTGATAAAGTGCTTGACTATCTTTTCCACCGGAAAAGGCCAAATAAAAGCCATTCTCCGGATCATAATCAAGCGCCATCTTCTCGCACTTACGCAGCAGTGCAATGGAGTAGTTTATTTTGTCCTGTAACATTGTCTGTTTATTTGTTATGAATCAGATAAATATTTTATCAAACTCTCTTTGTCTTTAAAAAGTCTTTTATCCCATTTGGGATAATTATTTCTGGGTACACTAAGTCCATCTGACAGCTTATAAACCATAAGAAAACTATCATCAGTATAGGATATTTCGATGATTATTTTGCTTATAGTTGTATGGATAATGTCATCCCCACTCAGATAGCATACGCTATCTCCTACGTTAAATTCAGTATCTATATTCATATTTTTTAGTCATCGTCTTTTCTATGCTTATAAGCATAATAAATAGCACAGCACATATTTATAAGAGCATTGATAAGCAATAGATTTTGTACCCAAATATCAAAACTAGCTATGTGGCTAATCAGGTAGGCTATGAATGATAGCCAAAAGACAATTTCTTCATATTGATAACTTTTCATATTTACTTCTATTTAGTTTGAAATATTTCTTTTTCAATAATTTGTTTGGCATTGAAGCCAAACAAACCTTTCTTTAATCGTCGTATATCCTGCATCGACATCTCATTCAGATAGAAATAAAATGCCTCGTAGGGATCAGAAAAGTTTCGTGCGATCGCGTTGTTCGGTTGATTGTTGCACCTTATTCATTAACTCTTTGCTGAAAAAGTAAAAGAGCAAAGACCGGAATTACCTATTGTGGCTGTTTGTAATCCCAATCAATGCCCTTTATTAATATCTTCCTCTGGAGAACAGCCACGAGCTCCGGATTAGAACGTTCTGAAATAATATATAAGTCGGAAAATATTTTCCCCTTATATTTCTCCCTTCATCATTAAAGCTATTTTCTCAAGCTTGTAGGCAAATTGATCTATGTCGCCCATTAGATGTCCGGACAATAAAAAGCTGTGGCAGGCACGTAACGCGAGGATAAACCAAATGCGTTCTATTGGTTCATACTCACCAAGGAAATCACGTTTGAAGCGAGGTTTGCGATATTTCAAAAGTTCTTTGTTGCAGGTATCCGACAAACCTTTCTTGTTTTTCTTGAATCCGCTTGGATAATACTTCGTCAGAAATAACATAACCTTGTGTTTAAGGTCGTCACGATAACAGGTCATATTATCCAACGAATTTCTTTGTGTCTTCAAACAATAGTTGTAGGCGATAGACATGAAATCAAGCAAAGTAGTACTTTGATAAGGTAAATAGGTTTGCACGTCTTTGGCAAAGCTCTGCATTTGGAAGAATTGCTTCTCACTAAGAGGATCTGGATTGTAATTGGGAACCAGTATTCTTACATATTGTTCTCTCATGACCGGCCTCCTTTCTGTTCCTGAAGTTTCCGATTGAGTTTTTGGTTCTCAGCAAAGAGCTGATTCATGATGTGGCGTTGGTAGGAGAGCATACCTTCGGTTCTTCCGAGAGCACGGCCGGCATCGAATGCGGCTTGCAGTTCAGGAGTGGAGTACTTACCCATTTCGGAGGGTTGGGCCGTTGATTGTTGGGTACTATTATTCCCCGACAAACAAATGTTTTGCTGTTTGGACATAACTAACATTGTTTGTTATAGAGGATAGACAAAAAAAACGGTTTCGCCTGTCCCATTGTCCTACACCAGCAAAGGCAGTTACGGCCATTAAGCCGTATCATGGGGGTACGAAACCGTTATACTTTATAATGCGTTCATGTATGGGCATAAAAAATGCCGACACAAAAATATGTTCGGCGGTCACCCGCCTTTGCTGATAAATTAGGACGGTGCAAATATAAGAAAGTTTTTTGGAATTTTGTTGGTAAGTATAGAAAAAGGGAATAATTTTGAGAAAGTTAAATTTGATTATCATGAAACAATCAATAATAAGAAAAATATTACCTTTTCTAAAATTTTGTCGTGATTATAAAGGACTTGTCATTTTAATAGCAATCTGTACAATTCTTTTTGTTTTCTTTTTAACAGGGACACTAATTCTTTCTAAAAAGCCAAATGAGTTTGGTGATAGTGCAGGTGCAACTAATGGATTATTTTCAGCTTTAGCCTTCGCCGGTGTTATTTATGCTATATTTTTGCAAAAGAATGAATTAGAACTACAACGACAAGAGTTAAAAGATACTCGAAAAGAAATCGCTGGGCAAAGAAAAGAATCAGAGCTGCAAAACGAGACTTTACGTCGTCAGCGTTTTGAAAATACGTTTTTTCAGATGATGAGTTTACAACAAGAAATAGTAAATTCTTTGGTCTATGAATATCTATTAGATGCAGATACAGATAATTATGTAACACACAGTGGAAGAGAAGTTTTTATGGCTTTATATGAAATTGGAGGTAACAGACCGTCAAAAAGTTTAAAGCATGTGTTAAGGGGGAATAATAGTTCGTCCAAAAGACTAGTTGCAGACTCCGTTACAAATGAAATCCAATCTTTCGATTATCAAAAATATGAAGAGCATCCTGCTCCTCGTTATTTAGACCACTATTTCAGACATCTATACCGTATGGTCAAATTCATAGATGAGACCAAACTTCTTCCTGATGATTTTAATGAGAGATATCAGTATACGAGTATGATACGAGCTACTTTCTCCAGATATGAATTTGTGTGGTTATTTTACAATGGACTTTCAGATAATGGTATCAGATTCAAGTTCTTAATGGAAAAATATGCTTTGTTACGTGGGATTAGATTAGATATGTTAGCCATTGATGACGAAAAGCGATATTATCAAAATCTACTTGATACCGATTCCATTGACCCTACTGATTCCGAAAATTTTTATAATAAATCAGCATTTGTTAAAACACAACCAAAAGCTTGATGTTTTGTAATATGTTAGTCTTTTTTATAAAGTCGTAGAGCACAGCAGAGTTTCTCATATCAGCTATAAAAATCGACAAAGTATATATTCTCCTAATTAACATCCTATTAATAGTAAAATAGCACCCCTATCGAATTTTAAATTCAATCATCAAAATTAAGAATCAATTGTTTCCCGTTGGCCTTACATTGCTCAAACGAATAGAATTGAAAATAACCACCCAAAGACATATCAAAGGGGCTGTCTAAAAAGTATTTTTGACTCTCTTTTATTCGAATACCTATCTGAGATTGATTTCAAATATTCAATTCTCAAGAACGAATGAGTGACTTTTTAGACAACCCCGTTCTTTCCCGTCTGCGGCAACCGAGGTCATGATGACCCCGGTTGAACTTAATGTAACTTTCAATGATTTATTATATTCATTCTGCATTTTGTACTTCCTCTACAAACGCTTTCACCAGTTTTAAATGCACCGGACAGGGTACAGCTTTCCTCTCCCATTCCGCCCATTGCTCCTCCCGTTTCTTGCGTTGTATCTCACGGTCGTAGATTTCCAGTTGCTGCCGGCGGTATGCCTTGAATTCGATCAAGGCTGCCATAATCACCATCGGATCGACCACACCATAGAACGTACCATATTCCCCAGACTTGAACTTAAAGAAAAACAACAGCAGTTCAGAAGCTTTGAAATAATAATATTCAACCCGTATCATCACAGCTAGTTCCAAGACTTGCTGAAACGAAGGCTTCTCCTTAACCCCTGCGAATTTGTATAAATCCATCAAATGGGCAATAATCCAAGTGTTTACCTGCTCATTTGGATAAGTTTGCGACAGCAATGCCAGTGATGGAGCATCGCCCAAAAAGGACCGTTCTATGTTTTGGGCACATATCGTCTGTAAAGACGGGTTGAATGTCTTCGCAAAGCTTTCCCCATCCCCGTATCTACGAATCACCGAATACGTCTTTTCTGAAGGCACTACGGGCATATTCCATGATTTCTCTATCGGTTTGTTGTTCACGGGCTTTCGCTCCGTCTGTATGTTTAGTATTTCCATGTTCTTGTTTCTTTGCCATTATCTGTGAGACAATTTCATTAAACTTCGAATTAATATTCGTCACACTGAAGTTTTCCAATATCCATCCATCAGTGATTGAATCCAATAAGTACTTCAAAGCATTCAACACGCCTTGGTCGTCAATAGGCAAATTCTTCTTCTCCCGTTGAAATTTCAACTTCTTGAGCAAAGAAGACATATTTCCTGCATCTTTCGCACTCCAGTAATAGCTGGATGAGAAAAGAACCTGATAGCGTTCCTCGAAAAGTTTCCTTGCTTCTGAGTTCAACGGATTAGGACGCTTTTTCGGTTTGGATGGTGGATTGTCCGATTGTGCACCCAGTTCCGCCTCCCGTTTCTTCAACTCTTCTTCCAAAACACGCAAAGCCTCCTCCTTTTCCAAAAGCTCTTTTTCTTTTGCTTTGTCAACCCCCTTGGGGGGTGTGGGGGGTATATTAATATTCTTAGTCTTTATCTTAGTCTTATTAATATATGGTTGCGGTTTAGGTTCATGATTAGGTATAAGGTTAGGTTCATGTTTAGGTTGTAGTTTAGGTATCAAATTTTGACACCTAACGATATACCTCGTTTTATCCCGCTGTCCATTTCCTCCCGATTTAAATTCTATCAGACCTGCTTGAACTAATCTATTACGGGCTGTTTTCATCGAATTGACTGACACTCCCACGTCAGACGACACCTTTGCATCGCTACGCGTCCAGCTATCCACCCAGCCTAAACGATTCGCTGTTTTCAACAAATAAAAATAAAGCCTCGTTTCACAGCAGGTAAATTGCCAGTCTTCATCCAATTCCCAAAAATTATTTATAAGTTCAATGTAAGTCATCCTTGTAAATTTACGCTATCAATTTCTGACGAATCAGGTTCATATTCTTCTTCACCAGTTTTACTATCTGGTCGTGATACTCACTTACACCATTGCAAACAGCTCGAGACTGGACGATATCCAGTGTCTTCAAGTTTACCTCTATCGTCTCCAATCGCTTTCCAGCCGTGTCCTTTGCCGACAATATCAGGCATTCCGGCCGTCTGTAGTATCCGTTCTGATATACGCAATGGTGCATGACCTTACCTTCCTGATAAAACTGGGTGACACTTTCCAAAGGGCGGATGATTATATCCTCTTCTTCGATTCTCAATCCGAAGAACTTTTCCATCCGCTCGTAGAAGCCGGCTATATCCTTCATTAACTTTTCGCGCTTACTGATAGCTTGTGCTCGATTCCTTTCCTGTCTCAACTTGGCTTCACGTTCCTGTTTTATCTTTAATAGTTTATCATGTACAGTCTTCAGGTTCTTAGGGCAGACATAGTGGGCGTTACGCATATCTTTACCAAAGTAAGACAGCAAAGACATATAATCTTCCCACATAGAAGCGTCCTTAATGATGTAATGGTTGCGGTTGCAGATGTTGAACGACGGTTTATAGCGAAGTTGGGAGAAGCCGTTTCTATACATATGCTTCAGCATGGGGATTTGCCCGGTCTTCAGACACAATTCCGAATCGTTACCACCTTTCAATAAGTCACGTATCAATTTCGACGGGGTTACATCTGGGAACCGTCGATTCAGTCCCCGTTTTTTTAATTCCGGCAGTAATTCTTTCCTTGGATAAAGCTCTCCATGTATCGCATATAAATCACCGTAATAGTTATAGGGGGTACTTCCATATTCTCCTTTGATACTGAGAGGTGAACTATATACAAATCCGTTACTGCCCATATTAATCGGTCGGGCTATGATCGTACGTTTTCCGTCTTCACGAATCCACTCTTGAACCACTTCTGTAAAATCATAACACACCGGAGAAGTTTCCTTCCGAATATTTTTCCAACATAGTATATGCCGGATCACCTGGAACCCGCCTTTCACTTGCAGGATGGACATATACGCCTCTTCATGGATCTTCTGCTTCCGGCTGACCTTTACGTCCAATTGATGATGGCAATAAGGGCATTCGATTTTGTCACCCAATTTATCTTTACTCGTATTGACCCACATCTTACCACATTCGGAACACCATAGCTCATCCTTACATTTGTAGGCAAAATGGTCAAACAGATGCTTTTTGGCCCAGTCTTCCTGTTCCTTCGTGATGGCAGGCAGTTTTCCGCTTAACTCCGTCACCAGCTTTTCCAATTTCGTTCTCGGCTTCATATCAAAACAGGCTCATTTGTTGGACATTTGTATCTGCTTTCTTTTTCGCCGGCTTCTTTTTAAGCAATTGGTATTGCTCTTCGGCTAACCGTTTGATAGCCACTTCACGGGCTATTTTCTTCTCTTCTTCTGTTAGTTTTACTTTCCGAGGAGAAGAAACAGAGCAACCGGCAGAAACTTTTTCTATCTTGATATCCTCTTCATCATAGTAGTGCACGGCCAGTCCAAAGACCTCCGAGTCACTCATTGCAACAGCAGTTCCTCGTTTACGAGCCTCTCCTAAAATGTAACGGCAGCATTCATCAATACTCTTATTTGGATTGGCAAACTTTGGTGCAAACAGGGTATCTTCTTCTGCTCGTTGTTTCAAATAATCAGCAATTATGTCATTAAAACTTTTAACTTGTCCCATCTTGATTCCTTTTTTATTGCCTTCTCTGTGTAATGTTGATTTTTAAAGGCACGCTCCAAAAGGAGCGCACCAAAAGATTAAAGTTTAAAAGTGAATGCTGCCACCGCCCGAACCCTGTTACTAGGGTACTTGTTGACGCCGTTCGTGTTGCCATTGGAGAAGTACACGAACCATGCGCCGGTCTGGCTGCTCTCGGTACTGGACCAATACCATGTGGAGCCTAACGGTTCTGCGCCTATGTATTCAAGCGCATCGTTTATGCTGTCTTTGTAATGCGCCATTAGGTTGAGTTGTCCCAATGAAGGGATGTATTCGCCATCTTCCAGCAGATTTTTCAACTTTGGATTTCTGGCTACAAGGCGTTCCGTATTTTTCTGTCCGTCAAAATCAAACAGCGCATCACATTCACGTTCGTAATATGTTTCATGCCCAGATTCTTCGAGGCTATCATCATCAAGCAACTGTACACTATCATGCTCCGCCAGTGTAATAGCAAACGATACGTCTTTGTGTTTTAATCCGATGTATTTCACATTCTCTTTGCTATTCTCTCTGGTAAACGGCTCTGCATGTCCGTCTTCGTAGATTAGATACAGTCCGCTGGCGTGCTCTACTTTGTCCTCTTTAGATGGTACGCGGTCGTTACATACGGGTTGGCCACTCTTGGTGATCGCTGGCATGATTACCGACAGGTTTAAATTTTTGATGTTAACATTCATTGTTTTTAAATTTTAGGTAGTTATAGATGTATTAATGTTTCGTGTTTTGATTGATTTCCTTTTCCAGTCTGTCGATCAGTCTTTGATGTTTGGCAGCCACATAGTTACAGTGTATTGCCAAGTTCCTGTCGCGTTCCTTTTCGAGACGCTTTATTTCTTCTAATTTCCAGTCTTTTTGCATGATCATATATTTTTTATTCCGATGTTAATAACTCAACCTCTGTACAACGAACCCACAGACGGCGGTCTAAACAAACCTCATTGGTACTTCGGTTTATGTCGACAACTTTTCTTGTTTTCTGTTTGTATTTGACAGATGAACCTATTTTACATTGAGTTTTGAAAACATTGATTTTCATTTCTTGATTGCTTTTTTGAGTTCTGAAATAATATATTTGCCGGGAGAGTGCAACCGAGCTCCTCCTCGTTCAGCAGCTTGGATTATGGTCCAAATGGGATGCCCTATTTCTCCATTGTTCGACAATTGGCAAATGATGTTGAACTCGTCTGGAGGGATAAATAATCTGTTCAGCCTGTTGGTCAATCCTTCGAAGTTTCTTTCTATCCCATCTGTATTGGAATCTTTAGAAAAAAGATTATTTCCGCATCCTCCATTTCCCCCTGTGGGGGATAGAGGGGGAGGATACTTTTCTTTACTTTCTTTTTCTTTACTTTCCTTTTCTTTTCTTTTATTGCTATCATTTCCCGTAGCATTTGCTATAGCTTTGCTATCATTTTCGATAGCATTTGCTATATTTTTGCTATTTCCCCACCTTTTTTCAAGACCTTTCTTTCCAGCTTCAGCTTTTTTTCTACTTTGTTCGTCTTTAATCTCCATTCTTTGTTTGAAACTTTCGGAGTAGAAGTACTTACCGTCATCGGTAAAGACAAATAACCCAAAATCTTCAACGACTGATTTTATCAGGGAAGCGTCTTCACGAAGGTCAAAGGCTATCATGTTATAATCTTTGACACTCGTGTATTCCGGTTCTTCCCTTAATCTTTCAAGGATCATAAAGTAAACACCGTAACCGGCAGCTTTATGCCGCATTCTAAGTCGTATAAGTTTGTCAGAGTTTCTTGCATTGCTGTCATGGGGAAAGTAGCTTGTCAACTCTTTCCTTGTTGCCATATCATAAATTCTTCTCCACTTTATCAATATCCTGTCTTATTGAGTCTAAGCGATTCCTTCTCGTAACTAAGCAGGCTTCGAAGTGAATCCAGTTGATGCGTGCAAGAAGCATTGAGTCGGTCCAATCGGTCGACCAGATAGCATTCGTCTTCCGCGATGCTATCCAGTAAGGCATTCTGCACTTTGGCCGACAGGCAATTTTCTTTCGCTATCCGGATGATCATGTTCTGTATCTCGTCAGACTTTTTCTTCCGGAGTATTTTTTTTGCCTCTGCGAGCATTTCGCCGGTACGCATCATGTAGACCATGATGACGGATATGCGCTCTTGTATTTCCGCCGGATTGTTCGAGCAGGTGGTGTTTAGATAATCGCTTATTTCTTTTATCTCTTTCTCCATCGTCATACGTTGTTTAAGTACTCATTCACAACTTTCATGAATTCGCCGATCGAACGGACAACGACATATTTGGCGCCGATCCGACCAAACTCAGCTTCGTATTCCTTCTGGTGTACGGATTGCCTGTTTTTGCCGGCCTTCAACTCGATCCCCATAAACGGGTGTTCTTTATTTGGATATAGCAAAATGAGGTCCGGGACCCCGGCTCTGACACCCATTTGTTTAAACTTCGCCGCCTCGACTGCATTGCGATAGCCTCCGTTAGGAACGTGTATCAGCAAGTGTCTGAGGTTCGCATATTGCAAATCGAACCATCTGACTATTGACTTTTGTAATTGATCTTCTATATGTCTCATTCGTAATCGTAATTATCGTATTCATCCGGTTCATAGTCCGGTATGTCGTATCCAAAATCCATCGAACTGTTTCCTTTCTCATCCTTCATCCATCGGTGTTACAACCGTGTCACGTCCGGTCTTGTCTACGATGATCTTCTTTCCCGATACGGTGATTTCCGTCTTACATCCTTCAGGTAGGGACTGGAAGAATTTGCGGACAGATGGATTGTTGGCGTCGGCTGTTTTATCCGTATTTTTGTCATCTTCGGCATCATACGGGAATATATCCATGAGTGCGGTTTCGGTGACAGAAGCGATTTCGTAATTGGCCAAAGTACCCTTCATTCCTTTTTCCAGCACTTCGATAGCTTCTTTCAAATTGGAGGCTTGTGTCAGCATCTGTGCAGATGTTTTCTTTTCAGATCCGCTTTTCTCGTCGATCGTAATGAAGTAGACTTTGATCTTATAGAAGCGGTCGCCATTTTCGTTGAAGAATATCTCGGACAACTTTGCCCGCTTGATGTCTTTTATCACAAACTCACCGCTGATAAAAGGGGTTAATTCTTCAATGATACGTGCCTCTGCTTCTGTAAACGACAAGGCGTCGACCAAATAGGGCTCCGTCACTTTCTTTTGCTTTCCGTCCTCCATTATCTTTTCATAGGAGACTTTACATTCAAACCAATTGTGCATCATACTCTATTTCTTTTAATTCGTTCAACTTATTTGCGGGACGGAGCGGAATCGAACCGCTCTGACGCATGGCTTATGTGATCACTTCCTTTCGTCCCAAAACTCCCCTGCATATCCTCACGGACGGCAAGGGGAAACTAACCTAAACTAATACCATGCAAAACACACTATTGACTATCCCCAGACTTTCCAGTCTGGGATGTATTCGTAATCATTCATTTCAAGTTCCTTTCTAATTTACGGGCCATCTTCCTGTATCTGCGGGCTACATCCAGATCGACCGGCTTAGAGCAGTTGGCGTCTATTAGTACTTGCGACCGACTGAGCAGACCTATGATTGTTTTAACGTCTGTTTTACTTATCCTGTCTTCATCCTCAAGTCATGGAACCTCTATCTTATCGAAGTCAATGCCGTGTTCGTTCATGAAGTTGCCGAGAGCGATAATATTTTCACGGGTTGTTGTGACCTTGAAGGCACGAGTTAGAAGTTCCGGCTGTGCCGGCACAGGCTGTTCTTTAGGCTGATCCATAAAAGAAGGTTGCCCATTCATCCTTTGATTAGCCGTATTAAAAGGATTGGGTTGGCTAACTTTGGGTTGTTCTGCTTCTACTTTCTTACGTGCTTCTTCCTGTTCTTTTCGTTCCTGTTCAGCTTTGATACGTGCTTCTTCTGCTGCTTGGGCACGTTCGCGTTGTTCCTTCAGACGATTAGCATACTGGATGGTATTGCCAATGTTCATCGTGTCCATATAGTATGTGCGAAGTACGTCAAAATCATCACCGCCAAAGCCTTTAAGCGTTTCAAGATCTTCGTCAACCTTAGCGAAAACCGTTTCAATGTCTGCTTGTACCGCTTTCATGCTTGTGGACTTGTTAAGCCATTCCTGCTTGAAGATTTTCCGAAAGTCGATCAGATTCGTATTTCCATCGTCGAAATAGGAACGGATAACGGCAAGTTTCTTGTCTTTATACTGCTGCTCGTTCTGCTTGACTACCGTGTCAATCTTGGCAGAGCATTCGCCAATCAATTTTACGGTTTCAGCCACAACTTCCTTGAACTCTCCGAAAGGTTTCATAAATTCCTTTTCGATTTCAAGACGTTTTGAGTTGAGAAGTTTGGCCGCCTTGTTGAGAGCAGCTTTATCTCTCTTCGCTTGGTCGATATTGTCATCGTTATAGTTAGATATATCGTACATGGGAAGAGTTGATTTTACCATGTCTCTGATTTGGATCGCATTAGTAGTAAGGCTACCTAATGTTTTTTCACTAACGATCAGTTCAAGATCGCTTTCTTTTATTGTTATTAACTGCTGTGTTTTCATATTGGGTTTAATTAATTATTTTATCTATCATATCGTTAGCAAGGCGTATACGCCTATCCATCTCCGCGAATATTTTTTCATCCGGCAGGATACGGACGATGTGTATCGGATCGGATTGGTATGGATTATAGGCAATGAAATATACCTCTTTCGCCCCTGTACACATCATGTGTGCCATGCACTGGTAGAAGTATTCATATTTTACGCTTAATAGGGATGCGTTGTCATAAATCTCGTTCTTGTAACGCATGAATGTTGCCTGGTTGGGACATTTTATTTCCAGACAGGACTTTATGCCGGTGTTCTCGTCGTAGTAAAAACCGTCTGGACTGCTGGCAAAATGTGGAATGGTAGGATGTTTGCACGAACCGACCTCCACAATATGCAGACCGGATATTTCGGCATACAGGTTGCGAGCATCCGCCTCTTGTTCGTTGCCCCATCGTATCGCCTTGCTGGTCACTTCCGTTTGCTTGAGATATTCGGCAAACTGGCTATCGTCATTAACGATAGCCGGATTCATTGCCCTTTCTGATGCTATTTGATATATGTAGCTTTTCCCCGTTTCAGAAAAGATGTCCGTGCGCCCGCTTTTCATTAGTAAGCCGACATTGCTGCCTGTGATATTCCCATGACGGGCGCGGAACCAAGCTATCGTATGCTGTGCTGCATTATCAATCATAACAGGGTTTTTTGTGAGGGTTGTTTACTATCCGTCTCTGCTTTTTCAGCCGGGTATGGTTGCTGTTCTTCCATTTTTTTTTGGACGGCTGCTTTGCTTGCCAGATCGGCCAGCTTGTTTTTGGGCTTGATTTCTTCATATTCGACATCCTGTATGTCGTCAGCTTCTTCTTTAGTCAAGAATCCCATGCTGATTTCAGGACAGTACATACGTTGCCAGAATGCAGCAGCACGATAAGTAAGCATAAGGCTTGGCATTGTAACCCACTTGCTACCAGTTTTTGTATACCATCCTTCCTTAATTGCCGTTTCAATCGTTATAGGATCGGATTCAAGTGTCTCCCCTGTAGAAAGTTCAGTTGCGTAGGCAATACATTCAATGTTGTCAACATCTGTACCGTCAAACTCTTTTACCACTATGGTATTACGCTTAGCAACATTATCCCAAACCGTTTCGTTATATTTGATCTTTCCGACCTTACCGAGACTTCGTTTTCGGTATCGTAGGGATGAATATTTACCACTCATGTTGATGGTAGCAATAAGGAATTTGCTCGACCATGAGGGGTTGCCCTTGACAATGTAAAGGTTTTGCATGACCATCAGCGAATTCACGCCCATACGTGTTGCCATATCAATCGCAATCACACAGTTGCCAACATTGCCTTTATAGGTTTCTGGTACGATTGTGCTTTCCGTGTACATCTTTGCCATGCGTTGCATGACCTCGAACTGTTTCACTATCTGTCCGACCGGAGTAAGTGCAAATTCGGCAGCTTGTTTTGCCTGGGTAATCTGCAGTTCTGTTGTTTGAATCTGTTGTTCCATTATTATACTGTTTTAATGTTGTTCGTTTTTGTAAGCCTCATATACGATGCCGATGGCGGAAAGGATCTCCTCCAGCCTTATGCATTTTCTTTGATAGTCACATGCAATAATTATGTTATTCTGTGCTTCCAATGCGTATTCAACGAGCTCTCCGTGGCTCATCGCCTGCAAGTCTTCTTTTGTTTTCATTTGCTATGTTTTAATAGTTGTACGTGTTCATTTCAAACCTCCAATCTTCTAACATTTCGTCGAATTCTGGATCATTGGTTTCTTCTCCGTCGTAGCAAAGATCGCCGTCCGGGTTCTTGATGTAGATCTCCTTCATTTCCGTTCCTCCTTATGTATTGCATATAATAAGGAAAGGCTACATGCAAAGAAGAGAACAAGGGAATAGTTGTAGAACATCCCGACACCACTGCCTATTGCCATAAGCAAGGCCATCACAAAGATGATTTTGTTTTCTGTTTCCATATCGTTGATTTTTAAATTTGTTTCAAAAAGGAAACCGTATCTACCTGTCACAGGCCGATACGGCGATATTACTACTTATTCTAAACCAATAAAAAATAACTGAGGCCAATCGCGGACTCGATCCGCGTGTAAACCCAGGTGAGCTTTTTAGGCGAGACACGTTGATATAATTAAAATTTTCACCTTGTTTATTTGGCCGCCCAACCATCTCTAAGGCGGAATAAATATTTCTTTCATATCAATGTTTGTTATGTGGCAATACGGTCTTCTTAACCAACCACCGCAAGGATACCCGGATAGGGATTGCCACGAGTTATATAGTATGGAAATAAAAAGAGTCAAAAAAGAAACCGTATCGGCTTGTCGCAAGAGGATACGGATAAGTTGGTTTTGCCAACTTCGTTAGCTGTAAACAATAAAAATTAAAGAATTAGTTGAGTAAAAATTTGTCCCCGGCAGCCGATCCGATCGACAGCTTCGCGCCTTTGTACCGGGTTTTCTTAACTTTGTAGTGTCAAATCAAAAAAATTAAGAAAATGAGCAAGTTTATTGAACTAAATTCTGGGAAAGACAAATTTATCGTGAATGTTAATTCTATTTCTTATGTCGAAAGAAGCGACTTGTCTGGTTCTGTTGTGCATTTTGCCTATTCAAGATCGGATGCTACTGCTGTTTTGTATGTAGATCAAAGTCTTGATCAGATCAGGGAATTAATCGCTGAATAATTCTTTCTTCCGGAAAACGGGGATTCCTATGATATAAAGGGTTGTTACCTGTTCTGCAATGTGCATTTCTTTTTTAAAGGTTTCCCCGATTCTTACTTCACGTAAGCGTTTTGTCTTTACTTCTTTTTGAATAAGTACTTTCATAATCACGTTTTTTAATTCGTTCCCGGAGGCCGATCCAATCAGCAGCGTAGCGCCTTCATGTCCGGGATATATCTTATTCGTAACGACGGTTGACCAACTCCATGACCGAGTAACACCGAAAGGGATCATCTGAAAGATGAACGTTACGCGTCACAACCTCACATCGACAACACCGGTTAAACAACACCGGAAGCGATAACCTCATACAGTTTGTTGCTGATCGATTGAAACGACCCGTCTACCAGCCCAAGCAAAAGCCTATTTACTGGAAGGCAGGATTTAATCCACAATGTTAAAGAACGTCTATATCGGTGCTCCCTGCCGGACTTGAACCGGCGACCTTATCATTATGAGTGATCTGCTCTGACCTGTCTGAGCTAAAGGAGCGGATATCGGAAAACTCCGACGGTTGGTTTATTTTTTCTTTTTGCTCAATTGCCATCTGATGAATATCTCGTCTACACGGCTTAACTCTTTCAGTTGGGCCGTTGGATATTCTATCTTACCCGGTCTTATTATTGGTTTGATAGCTCCTGATCTTCTCCAGCGGAGTACGTTTGCCTGTCCGTATATTCTTTCCGCTCTCCGCTGTGAGATATATTCCGGATCGTCTTTGTCCTCTTTCATGAATGAAGCGAGACGGGCGGCTATATCCGTCACAAACTTGTCGTAGGTGACCGATTTCTCGAAGAATGTTATTTCTGCGTTCATAGGGTTGTTTGTTTTTTTGTTCCCAGCGGAGGCACTACCCTCTGCTGGGATTGCTTAACTTTGTAATTGTTATCATCTGAGAGACAATAACTCACGCCTCCCGTTTTACAATACAGTATTCTTCCAATTCTCCAGTAGAGACAGAAAATTTCATGTTTGTGGAAGTGTTCAGCCTTGCAGCTATGACACGGGCCTGGGTTGTGGTTAGGTCCGGTCGGTAGAATGTCTTTGATTCACCAACCTTGAAATTCTTAAATGTTTCAGTCCAGACAGGGCGCATTACTATTCCGTCAATGACTGTCTTTTTTCTCCGCTTTTGCTTTGTCGCTAACATAATGTATATTATTTTTGTATATTAAACTTTTTTGTTGCGTTGTGATACTTGTTAGAGTAGTATCACAACGCAAATATAAGGCATATTTGCATTATTGCAACGAATTGTGTACGAAAAATAATGCAAATATGCTTATTTAGAAATATTCTAAATAATATTCTTATGGAAAATTCAGTGTTAGAGAGAATTAATAAGGTAATTTATAACAATGGTTGTTCTATTACCTTTTTAAGTAAAGAGCTTGGTATAGTTCAAACTACGCTCAATAGGCAAATTAAAGGAGATGTTCAATTGTCTGCACACACAATTGAAGCGTTTTTGCATTACTTCCCTAATCTTTCTGCCGAATGGCTTCTCCGAGGTAAAGGCGAAATGCTATTAGGCGATTCCTCTCCTTTGCCTGTGGAATTATTGGATGAAGAGATAATATCTCTCCGTGCCGAAAATGCTGTACTCCGAGAGATGGTTGGCTTAAAAAGAAAGAATGATCGCCAATCGGAGACCGAGATTGCATAGTGATTGATTTTAAAACAAGAGAAAAGATAAAGTGAAAAGTTTTTTTTTAAAATGATTACTCTATACAATGTATTAGGGGTAAAAGACAATGCTACCCTTGAAGAAATAAAAGCGTCGTATAGAAAATTATCTTTGATATACCATCCAGATGTTACAGGTGGCAACTCTGAGATGTATTTAAAGATACAAAATGCATATAATACTCTTTCCGATCCTCAAAAGAGGATGGAATATGATATGCGCCTATATCGATTGATGCATCAGTCTAATAATGATAATATGCGGGGACAACAAAATAAAGAAAATGAGTATAATAATGTAACGCATCAATATCGAGAATCAAGACAGGCAAACAGTAGCTCAAAAACGTCTACTAATAAAGATAAACAACGTCAATCTGCATATCATCAAGCGGGTGTAGGATGTTTAACGATACTTGCAAAATCATTTTTAACAGTATGTGGCATATTGATTTTAATTTGGATATTAAATGAATATGAAGAATCAAATCATTCAATGGATAAAAATATCGATGCAGAAAGCGACAAATTAATTGCCGAAGAGGTCGTTGCTCCAAGAGAAGAATCCTATTACAAAGGTAATCAATTAAAAAATGGAGCATCTCCATACAGTGCTTATATTGGAAAAAACAAATATGATAAAAGCATTGATAATTATATCTTAATAAAAAATGGTTCAAAAAGCGATGTCGTTGTTCTTTTATACAATATTCTAAGTAATACTTGCGCAAGAAATACTTATATCCAAGCAGGAGTTAATTTTAAGATTCGCAATATACCTCAAGGAATTTACAAAATGAAATGTTTTTATGGAAATGACTGGAATCCTAATCTAACAATGCCCAATGACATTATAGGGGGATTCGAAACAGATGTTTCTTTTAGCGAAACAGGGGAAAACGATTATTTTGATATGTATCTGAAAGAGGACGAATCTGGTACGTCTATTCCCAATTATACAGTAACTCTTTATCAGGTTAGAAATGGTAATCTATCTATGCCTACAATAAGTAAAGATAAATTTTTTGGAAAAACAAACTAAATATAAACGACATGAGAAAAATCTTAGTTATTATTTCTATTCTATTTGTATGTATATTTATTTCTTTTGCAAAAGAAATAAATAGAACATTTTACGGATTAACCTTTCACACAAGTTACAAAATAGTGAGATGGCATTTAGAAAAAGAAAAACACAATGTATTGGAAGAAGATCAAAGTATTGTTATGTATGATAATGTTCGTATTGGAGGTTTCAACTTTGACAATGCTACTCTATCTTTTTATAACGATTTATGGAAATCTGTAGTATATTCATCTGGACATATTAATAAAGATCAAGCCATTGACAAATTTAATACGATAAAAAATGCGTTAACATTAAAATACGACATGTATGTACTAAAAGAAGATACTGATATTATAATATTTGAAGATGACAGAACGGGCATAATATTATACTGGGAATATGGTGAATCAAGGGGAGGAAAAATGTTCTATTATGTTACATTATCATATTATGATAAGAACCTATCAGATAAACAGTTTCAAAAAGAACAAGATGAGTTATAAATAGGACCAAACCACAATTACACCTTATATGCAAAATATTATAGATGAATCATTTAACAAATCTTGAATAAATTCATATGAACACAAAAATTAAACAGACATTAAAGTTACTTTTAGTAGTAACTTTATTGGTGTCCTTGACTGGAGCCGCTCAAGTAGCAAATGTATATATTTGCACTGGTAGATACGCTAAAGTGTACCATTCCAACAAGAACTGCAAAGGACTGGATAATTGTAAAGGGGAAGTTAAGTTGGTTTCTTTGGAAACGGCTAAACAACAAGGTAAACGAGCTTGTAAACTGTGCTATAAAAAATAGAGAGAATCCCCCATCACCAAGTTTAGATGCTTAGCGATGGGGAAATCCAGATTATAGCCCCTGAGTGTAAATAAAGTGTTCGATAATTTGCGAATATTTGCAAAAAAGGTAACTTTGCACAAAGGAACGGAAAGATATGATTATTGAATTTGACAAGGACTATTTGCGTGAACTCTATACAGAAGGTAGAACGAACGACAAAAAGCACCGCTACCAGCCAGAAGTGATAAGGGGTTATCAAAAGGCAGTTTTCGTGCTTTCTTCCGCAAATACCATTACCGACTTGTTCCGAAACAATGCACTCAATTACGAGGTTTTGAAAGGGGATAAGAAAGGTATTTCATCCGTGCGGATAAATCGGCAATACCGACTTGAATTTACCGTTAGGGATGTTATGAACGAGCAAATAGTAACAGTCTGCCGTTTGCTGGATATTAGTAATCATTACAAATAGTTGTGGATATGGAAACAAAAAAAACTTACGCACCGCACGAGCTACAACCGTCCACCCCGATACATCCGGGAGAAATACTGAAAGACGAGTTAGAATCACGTGGAATGTCGCAAAGGAAATTTGCGGCTGTAATTGGTGTTTCTTATTCCGTGCTTAACGAGGTGATAAACGGCAAACGCCCGATAACCACCGAATACGCATTGAAGATTGAGGCGGCAACCGGAATACCTGCTTACATATGGGTGAATATGCAATCCAATTACGATATGCAGACCGCTCGGCGTGATAGTAAGCTGTCCGTGATATTGGATAACATACGCAAAGCTGTTGCTGTTTTGTAACTGGAGCAAATGCGACTTACATATTTGCATAAAATAATAAAGTAAAAAGATATGGGCGCATTAATAGGATTATTCTGCATAATGGCAGTGGTAGGATCTGCCATAGCAATCTGGTTAAATACTAAGTTCGGTAAAAAGTGGCTGGAAAGTCTGTGATATGGATTTCATAATTATGTTTTTTTTGGTAGGAGCGATTATTGCGGCAGGTATAGCCATTTGGCTTAATACTAAGTCTGAAAAAAATGGCTTGCAAGTCTGTAACCTTTGCATAAGGCATTTGTTTACGCAAGTTCTCTTTTGAGACATATTTTAAAGAGGGTATGTCAAAATCTCCTTGTCCCCGCACTTGATGCGGGGCTGCAAAAGGACAGACCTTATCAATCAGATTTTTATAGGGCCGGTTTTAATGCGATCCTGCGAGGGGCGCGGGAACAGGATAGTTTCGACACACCTTCTTTTTTATTACATAAGAGGTTTAACAATTTCAACCCTTAACCCAAGCGCATTCATTATCCGATAGAATGTACCTACACTTGGATTGATAGAACCGTTCTCAATACGAGAAATATACGATTTAGTAGCGTTTATCCTTTTGGCAAGTTCCGATTGAGTTACTTTTGCTTCCCGTCTTGCCTCTAATAATATTTGCCCTGTATAGAAAGCGTATGCTTCTTCATCGAACTTGGCACGTTCGGGAGTACCTGGTACTCCAAATTCTTTTTCGAGTTCAGCACTAATGTCTGTTATCATGTTGTCTTTTGTATTCAT